CTAACAATAGTTAATAAGTCCGATTGATTGCTATTATGTACCATTACGCTTCAGTTGATTCTTGTGGTGGATTTTGTTCTTGTGCAATTTTGCCTAAATAACCTAAAATTGGATTAGCAAATTTTGCTGGAATCTCCATTAAATAGGCTTCTAATTCTTTGATTTGCTCTGTCGTTAATTGTATCATAGTTTTTATTTTATATACAAATATAGTTAAATAGTTGAAATTTCCTATGGGTTAACAAAAGGTAGAGGAAGTACCACAATCGGTGGGTTAACTTGATTCTCTATTTGAGCATCTAAATTAAGGTCTATTTCTACGACAGGAAGTAAATTATCTAACCAACCACAAACTTGTTCGTAGGTTAATTGGTCATAAGGTGTAAAATCTTCGCCACTTGGTAAAGGACAACTTGCAGTTCCATACCATCTTGCGTTATAAATCTTACCTTCAATTTCTACGTTGTATAGCCTGTCAGCGTGAATTGTTACAACCACATCCTGCAAATTATCTTCAACTGGCTTACAATCCATTTCTGTTATTACCCAATACTTATTATTCATATTATTTGTTTTATATATTCCTATTAAATTTCCATTATGTGTTGTTAAATCAATTTTAAGTCTTTCCATTATTTAGCTGCAATCATTGCTTTTAATTCTTCTATTTGTGCTTGTTGTTCTTGGACCATTTTCAATAATGGAATTATTAGTTTATCATAATGAACCCCAGCTAATTTTAATTCACCATCTTCCTTAATATCATAAAAAACTAATTCTTTATTTATTTTTTCTACATCTTCCGCAATTAATCCATAATTTAAAGAATTATAATAATCATTTGTGTAATTGCCATCATTGTCTTTTTTTCTATAATTAAATGATACACAATTTAATTTATTAACCCATTCTAAATCTTCTAAAGAACTGATATTTATTTTACTTTCTCTAGTAGAAGATACATATCCTAAAGCACCATCATCTCTTACTGATACGCTTCTTGTTGTTCCAGATATTGAAGTGTTATAAATTGAAGATGCAAAAATAACTCCATCAGCTCTGATTCTCATTCGTTCGGTAGATGCAGTACCTGAAGATGCACCAGTTCTAAAATATAATTCATTACCAGTTGATGTTAATGTTCTTAAATTATACCCACCATCTGGAGCGGTTGATTTCAATGTCATAGAATCATTTTCCTCAACAAAATCAATTTGTCTATATAATCCTACTTTAACAGATAATACACCTTGAGGGCTACTCGTTCCGATTCCAACATTGCCACCGCTTGTAATACGCATACGTTCGTTACCTTGGGAAAGATTATATGCGTTACTTCTAAATACTAAATCATTGCTTCCTGCACTACTTCCTATTAGAAATTTATCTGCAACTCCATTTTCTGTAAAAAATAAATATGTATCCCCACCTCTAATGTTTATTAAATTCCCATTTGTAGTTACACTACTTGAGAATGTAGCAGCACCAGAAGATGCTATTGATAATTGACTTGCCCCATTTGTAAATAAGGACATATTATTTGTACTATGATTATACTCAATTCTTCCAGCTACTGCATCACTTGCTCTACCAAAATATAAAGTTCCAAAACTTGTATTACCAGAAAGAATAGACATTCCACTCGTTCCACTACTCTCAATTATAAAATCATCAGCAGCCGAACTTGGAGTTGCTCCAGATGATGAAATAGATACCTTTAATGCACCACTAAACGTAGCACTTGTACCACTTAAAGCACCATTTAATCTTGTTGTACCTGTAACCTGAAACTTTTCACCTGTATCACTACCACCAGCATTTATACCTGCATTACCACTTGGGAAAAGTGTTAAAATATTTATACTATTTGCTCTTAAAAATAATGCATAATTATCAGTAGTTCCGAGATTAATATTTGTCCCAGCAGTAAAGTTTAATGCACCAGTCAATGTACCACCAGCTAAAGGTAGGTAAGCAGATAGGTTTGATGTAAGGGCAATTGTTCCTGTTGCGTTTGGATAAGTATATGAATAATCAGCCGTATTGCTAAAGATTAATGATGCTTTAAAGTTTGTACTTGATTGGAATTTTAAGATATTATCAATAGCACTAATTAACTTAAATTCCGTTGCACTAATATCTATTGTACCTTTTAATACATTATTTACATAACCTAATATTAATGCACTATTCCCTGTTGATGATAATACCGATAAAGATGCTTGACTACCTGTAATAATACTTACACTACTGCCAAATATCTTTGAACCTGTTATAACTTGTGCAGTTCCTAATGTTACATAACCGCTTAAATCGCTTGTTAATGCAATAGTACCACTTGCATTTGGGAATGTGTATGTTTGAGTAGAGTTATCAAATACTAATTTAGCTTTACTATTTTCATCTCTAATCACTAAATTATTTGATGTAGCTTCGGAGTATAAATTTGTAGTTATATCAGTAAAAATAGCTGGAGTATTTCCTTTTAAGAATAATATTCCTTCATCAAATCTTGATGTTAATGGAGAATAAATACCATAATCAAATTGAGTTCCAAATGTGCTTGAAAATGTTTTATATGCAGTAATTGTTTGAGTAGTATCAAGAGTAACATAATTACCAGCAGGTTGCTTGTTATTAAACGTACTCCAATCAGTTGAACTTAACTTACCTGTATTTGTAGCCGAAGCCACAGGTAAATTAAAAGTATGCGTATCCCCACTTGAAACAATAGCGAAGTTTGTTCCGCTTGTCCCAACTGTTAAGAATTGTGATTGATCTGTTAAGTTATTTAAAGAAACCATTCCTTTTGACAAAGTAGTTACTACTTGACACAAATGGCTATTCTCGGTATGTAAAGTAACTGTTCTACCATCTACGCTTACATATATTCTAATCGCTAATCTATCCGTTACTGCTAAAGCACTTGTAGGGACAGGAATAGCAAAATAATAAGGTGCTATTATAGTTCCTTGATTAATATACTCTGGAACTCCAACACTTGTACCTAATAAGGTAAAAGTTGTACCATCGTACTTGTAAAGTTCCGCATAAGTATTAGGGTTTCCTGTATTGTTATTTACGCTAAAATAAAACTCACAATTAAAATTTCCGCCAGGCACTATAACCACATCAGGGTCGTTAGCATCAGTAATATAACTTGCTACATATCCGTCAGCAGAAATAGCAATGTCAGTTCCAGCACCTATAATTGGGTCTTTACTTAATTCTCTATAAGCAACCCCTCCTATCGTACCTTGTGAAACACTTGAGTTAAGATAATAACTAACCGAACTACCCCCACCTGAAGATGTTGGAAAGTCAGCTAACGTACCATCACCACGAACATATTGAGAAGCAGCACCATCTAAAGCGGTTATAACACCATCATTAGCCACTACTGGACCTTGTATATCCCTAATCTTTGCTTCGCCTGTAACTTGTAATTGACTCATAATATTTTATTGAAATAATCCTCTAATATATTCCCCAGCTGCTAATGCTCTACCAAAAGTAAGAACCCCTGTCGCACTCACAAACTTAACATCATCCCCAGTTGGAACTCCTGTTGTTAAAATGTTTTGCGCATCCACACCACCTCTTGAAACGTAAAGACAAGCATAACCGATTGTGTCCGCAAATGTAATTGAAGTTTCGCCACCTGTTGCAGTATAACCTTTTGTTTTAACAGGGTTTGCACCTACTATAATTACTCCTTCTGGATTTACTTCCGTTCCTGTTGTATTGTACGCTCCGCTACCTTGTAAGCTAATATTGTAAGTAGCCACATCCTTTTGAGGTGCGTTTATTGATAAACTTGTTATATTACAAATTCCGCTAATAATTGTCAAACCATCAACTCCATTATCTACCACAAACTTAATCTCTATTGGGGTTCTTGATAACTGCTTTTCTAACATAAACAAATAAGAAAAACCACTCAAAGTAATCAACCCATCACAGGTTACAGTCCAAGTAGCTAAATCGTTTTTATATTGTCTAAACCAAGCACTTGTTTGACTTGTTACTTCTTTTTGCTCTACGCTTACCTCAAACGTACAATTTGTACTACAAGCAAATGCAACATCTACTTCAGGATCTACATCTGTTCTATGCCAATAAAGCATTACGTTATTTCCAATTACTGCTGCCATATTACAAAGTTAAAAAATATTTAGTTGTAAATTCCAAAAAGGTCCAAGTTGTCCTGTATTGGTAATATATTGAATAGTTGTAAATACGGCTTCATCATCATAATATATCTCTATTAACTGAATTCCATTTACTTGGTCATAATAAGAATTGGTACTTAATCTATTTATAAGAAATTTTTTCCCATTATAAGATAAGTTCCCAGTTAATGTATCTGTTACAGTATATAATTTATCTAAATTAATATATCCATTATCTGCTTGTATCGCTCCTAAGTCCGCTTCTAAGGTAGCTATATTTCTTTGGTAAATCTTAATATACTGATAAGCCATAAAGCTAATAACTTCGCTTCTGCTTAATGATGGTATATATTGAAAATACCAATTCTTTAGTAGTACTCCACTATTATTGTATATTGAACCTAAACCAATATT